CCCCTAACCCCTCCCCCTTCCTTCGACTGCGGCGACGATCATGCCTCCGCTCAGGATGGGGGAGGGGAACAAGGAATTGATATGACAACTCTCGCAGTTCTCTTAGCTCAATTGCAATCGGAAGTTCCGGCGGTGAACAGCGTGCCGACGACGACGCAGTACACGCAGGCGATCAAGGATGCGGCGGCGGATTTTTCGCGCCGCTGCGGGTTGACGAAGTTTGCGGAGTTGTCCATCGTCTCCGGCACGGCGGCATACAACCTGCCCGCCGATTTTCTGAAACTGGTGATGCTGGAAAGCCTCGCCGGGGCAGATGGGGTGATTATCTCGGATGCGGGCATCATTCCGATTGCCGCGGATTGGGAGGAGACGTATCAGATCGTGAACAAGGTCATCACGTTTTCGCCCACACCGACCTACACGTTGACGCGCGACTACCGCTATAAGGCGGCATGGATATTGACGGGCGGCTCTGGCAGTGAAACCTATGCAGACATGGGTGATGATGAGGCGCAGGTGGTGATGTTGAAGGCGCGTCAACTGGCGACGGAGAAACTTTCGAATGCGCTGGCATCGAGCGGTGGGCAGTATTCGTTTGGCGCGGTGTCGGTCAATAAAGGCGGCGGGATGGATGGGTTGATCAAGCAGGTCTATTCGTTGCAGGGTCAATTCGTCGAGGCGTGCGAACGCTATAACGGCTCAAGATTGGAGATCTCGTGACCTTCGACTGGACCGGCGCGCGCGCGGATATGACCGCGATCATCAACGATAACCCGACCACGGCGGCATTGCGGCGTGGGAGCGGCACGACGGCTTCGCAGACCTTCCGGCTGGAGATCGCCGGTCCGCGCGGGATGCAATTACAGAGCGACGCGGCGCGCCAGGCAACACAGTCGGCGTTGATCCTCGGCGCATATAACATGGATATCGCGGTCGGAGACCGGGTGACGGTGAACGGGATATTGTTCGATGTTGTTTTCGTCCAGCCGAACCGGTTGAGTTGCACGATTGCGGAAGCGGTTGTGGTCGAGTAGTTTCAGGTATCAGGTGTCAGGTGTCAGGTTTCAAGTGGATTGTTTCGCCGGAAGAGCGGATCATTCCGTCGCTTCGGAAGTATGGTCAAGATGCCTTGGTTGCGATTCAAGCCGCGGCGACTTATTGGGGTCAACACATCCAAAATGAGGCGCGGCAGAGCGCGGTCTGGGAAGACCGGACAGGCAATGCCAGGGGCGGCATCTTTTTTGCAGTGGACGGTTTCGGGCTGAATACGATCACCGGCGAGGTGACGCCCGAAGCCAAGAGCGAGATGAGCGACGTGGGGATCGAAAGCGGGGACGCAAACACGCTGGTCGTCACGCTGGGACACACGGTTTTTTATGGCAAGTATTTGGAATTATCGAACGGCGGTCGTTACGCGATCATTATGAGCACGATTGAAGCGAATTTGCCGATGTTGGAACGATTGCTTATCAACTCGTTGAAATAAAAAGGCTAAAGCATGGTCACACTCAGACAGCGCATCAACGCATTTTGGAAACCGCCCGCGTCGCAGGAGACAACGGCGGAGGTGAATCCGTCCGCTGCGGGGGAGGCGACGGTTTCGGTTTACGAAAAAATGAAAGCGGACCGCGACCGGCTGGCGATCATCAAGACCTGCCGCGCGATGTATGAGACGGATCCGCGCGTGAAGAAGGCGTTGAGAATGTATGCGACGGATGTGGTGCGCTCCGGTTATTTCGTAAAAACTGCGGATGCCAAAGCATTGGAGATCGCGCAGGCGATGCAGAATCGGCTCGGGTTGAACAAGAAATTACAGGATGTGACGCGCCTCTCCGGGCGCGACGGCGATTCGTTCTACGAGGTGGTGATCGACGACAACCTGGATATTGTCAAACTTTCGCGCAAACCCACTTTGCAGATGCGCCGCGCCAGCAATAATTACGACGAGTTCGACAATCCGCAAAAGGCGTTCTGGCTGGGACCCGAAAACCAATACAGCCCCGAGCCGCCGAAGGATGCGATCTGGTTTGCGAAGTGGCAGATCATCCATTTGCGTTTCGATCATGACGAGGAGAAACGCTACGGCACGCCGATGTGGGCGTCCGCGACCGGCGCATTCAAGCGCGTGAGCGAGGGCGAGATCGATATTTCCGTGCGGCGCAAGGTGCGGGCGGGGATGATCCTGCATCATGTGGTCGAGGGGTCGAACAGCGACGTGGAAGCGTACAAGGAAAAAAACAAGGCGGCGGAGGATAACCCGTTCGCAGCGATCCGCAATTATTACACCAACAAGCCCGGCTCGATCAGCGCGATCCAGGGCGACGCGCACCTGAACGAGATCGCGGATATTGTGCATCACATCGAGACTATGTTCACAGCGAGCGACATCCCGATGGAGCTGGTCGCTTACGGCGGGGACCTGAACCGCGATGTCCTCGGAGAGAAAAAGGAAGAGTACGACGAGACGCTCGATGACGGGCGCGAATGGCTGAGCGAGGAATTCCTGAAACCCCTGCATGAGTTGCAGTGGATGTTGAAGGGCATTTATCCGCAGGACCTTGGTTACAAATTCATCTGGCGCAAGGCGAAGAGCCTGACGCCGGTGATGCTGAGAGACCTGGCGGATGCGTTGATGCGGATGCGGGTGCTGGGCGCGAAAGAGGAGTTGATCCAGTCGCTTCTGGCGCAGTTTGTGCCGGGTGTGGATTTGGATATTTTGCAAGGCGACGGTTTGGACAGCACGGCGTTTGCGAATAATCTCAAAGGCTTGAGTATCTAAGGGCAAAAGATGAAAGAAGAAAGATTTGATTCGCTTCGTAGAGTAATAAACCCTTGGATGAGAAAGTTATTCGGATTGGAAATCTGCAAAATTCATAACAGCCAAAATATATGGATCGGTATTGGAATTCGTAATGAACAAAAATAAATTGCTTTTACGGTTGGATGAAGTGGCTTTGGGCGCGCTGGATAAGGCGGCGTTCAAGGCGCTCCTGCGTTTGCAGGTTTTCTTTACCGGGCGGACGCATGAGTTGATGATCCAGTTTGGGAAGCAGGCGGCGGCGATCTTGATGAAGCACAGCGACGCGGACGGCAAGCTGGACGGTCTGCATGGCTACCGGGCGCAAAGCGATCTGATTCAGACGTGGAGCGATACGTTTGCAGTGTGGCAGGCTGAGTTCCTTGCGGCGCGGCGTGAGGCGGTGGCTTTGCCGTTTGGGGTTTTGGCGGTGAGGCATGAGAGGCTGGTGGTCGAAGGTTCAAGGTTGAAAGTTGAAGGTCGGAATTTGCAACCTTCAAACTTGCAACCTGTCACCGAATCCATCGAGGATGGCGTGTTCAAGCCGCAGATCGATGTGTTGTTGAAGATCGCGGAAGAATATCTATACGGCGACGGGATCACGTTGGATAACCGCATCTGGCGCATCGATGGGGAGGGGCGGGATGCGATCAATAACGTGATCATGCAGGGCATCGCGGACGGTGATTCGGCATGGGGCATGGCGAAAAAATTGGAGGAGTTCCTTGGGGCGGGCGAGGATTGTCCGCGCTGGACTTCGACGCGGCTGTACGGGCGCACGGCAAAGGATAAGGCGGCAGGCGACACTACGGGCTTGCTTTCAGGCGGCGGATGCGATGGACGCGGCGTATCCTACAAGGCTTTGAGACTGGCACGGACGGAGATCCAAAAAATTCACGCGCTGGCGACGGACAGACTGATGGCGCAGCAGCCCTGGGTGAAGCAGGAGCAATGTCATCTTTCGGCGGCGCATCCCACGGCAGACGAATGCGATGATGTTGTCAACGGTGGCGAAGGCGGCAAGGGCATTTACCCGGTCGGGACAATCGAGTATCCCCTGCACCCGAATTGTTTTTGTTACAAGACCGCCGTGTTGATGGACGAGAAGGCATTTACCGATCAGTTGAACGGCTGGTTGAACGGCGAGACGTGGAGCGAGATGGACGATTACGCCTCTTTCATCGGGAGCGATCCCGCTTCGTTCAATGAAGTTTCACTGATGCCGGATGCGGTCAGCCTGGCGGTCTGGTTGTTTGGAGAGGAGTTTGGATAATGAGCCTGGCAGACGATATTCGCACGGTGCTGATCGCGGATGACGACCTGATGGACGTATTGACGGGCGGCGTTTATACGGGTGTGGAGGAGGTGAGCCGCCAGAACACGTCAGGCGCTTTCGATGCGACCACGAAGGAGATCAAGCCCTGCGCGCTGGTGAAGCTCGGCACCGAGTTCAAACTGGGCGACACGCGCCGGGGCGTGCGCACGCCGATCACGATCTATTTTTACGAACGCCAGGGATATGCCAGCATCGACCAGGCGACCGGCATGGTCTTCGAACTTTTGAACGAGGCGAAGGTCGGTGAAAACACCTGGAATATCCAGTTTCAGAACGCTGTGTATCAACAGCGCGACCAGGCGCTCGATTGCGCCCTGGAGACGCTGAGATTTGTAGCCGCACGATTGCGGTAAGGAGACTAAGAATGACACTAAATACCACCCCCAAGCCGTTCGGTCTGAGTGACATCAAGATCACGAATATCGGCGGCACCACGCAAGTTGATCTGCCCGATTCGGCGGAGTTTACGTTCAAGGAACGCATCCTTTCGGCGGAAGGCAAGGGCGATGACAAACTCGGTTCGGTCGTTTCGGTGCTCGAAGCGGTCGAATGGGAGTTGAAATGTTCATCCCTGCCGCTGGAGGCGCTTGCCATCATGTACGGCGACCCGACCGTGACGGGCGGCACCACGCCGACCCAAACCAAGGAACTGGCGCGCGACGGCGCAAGCCGCCTGCCGTATTTCAAGATCTACGGCAAGAGCCTCGGCGAGGGCGATGACGATGTGCATTGCATCCTTTTCAAGGTCAAAGTGACCGAGGGACTGGACGCCGGTATGAAATACGGCGAGATCATGCAGCCCTCGATCAAGGGCATCGGCATCGACGACGGCACGAACGGCGTTTACAAGTGGGTCCAGAACGAGACGGCGGATGATCTGCCCGGCACGACCGCCAGCCCGGATGCCTTCACACTGTCTTCCAGCCCGGCGGATGCCGCGACCGGCGTTGTGGTCTCTGCCAATGTCGTGTTGACCTTCAGCAACCCGCTGGAAGTTGGCGCGGAGAACGGCATCATCCTCACCACGGCGGCAGGTGTGCCTGTGGCTTGCGCCCGCACTCTCGATGCCGTCCGCGAGGTTGTGACCCTGAACCCGAACAGCAATTTGAGCGCTTCGACCGATTACCTGGTGATCGTGCCCGGCGTGACCGATATTTACGGTCAGACGCTGGCGGACACGGTGATCAACTTCACCACGGCGTAATTCAATGATGAATGAGGAAGGATGAATTCTGAATTCATCCTTCCTCATGGAGAATGATATGAGCAAAACACCCAGCAAGAAAGCTCTGGCAGACTGGCGCGCAAGCCGCGTGCATGAGATGACCCTGCCCTCGGGTCTGGCGGTGAAGGTGCGCGATGTGACCATGACCGACCTGCTCTTTACCGGCAAACTGCCGCCCGCCTTTGCGGACATGGCGGAGAAGGCGGCAAAGGATAACAACGCGGTGGATTTGAAAGAGATGTTCAAGAACGCCGCGGACTTTGCCCAGATGCTCGATGCGCTGGTGAGCATTGCGCTGGTGGAGCCGAAGATCGGCGAGTTTGCGGACGATGACACCATCACCCTCGGCGAACTGCCCAACGACGACAAGATGTTCATTTTCAACTGGGCGAACCGGGAGGTGTCGCAGTTGACCTCCTTTCGTGAGGGATAAGGTCAACCTGTGGCGGCTTTACAACCAGTCCACCGGCTACGGCAGGCGACCGAGCGATTATTTCGAGCATCTGGAGACCGACTTGGCGAAATGGGTCCTCGATGAAAAATGCCTGAGCATTGGGCGCATGTACGAGAATGCGTTGAACGAAGGCAAGGACCCGTTTGCGGGCGCGGCGGAAGGTGATAGGTCGCAGGTCAAAGGTAAGTACGCCAGCGCGCCGAAGCGCCGCATTCATAAGATCAAGAGCCTGGCTGAGATAGGAATACAAGATGGCAATTCAACTCGGTAGCGCGTACGCGAAAGTGAGCATGGACTCTTCTGGCGTGACCAGCGGGGTCAATTCCGCGATTGGCAGCATGAGCAAACTTGCCGGTGTTGCGACGGCTTTGGGGAATACCCTGACGAATGTTGGTCAATCCATGACCATCGGTTTGACGCTCCCGATCCTGGCGATGGGCGCGGCGTCCATCAAGGCGGCGAGCGATTACGAAGAAACAAAAAACAAGGCGGTTGTTGTATTCGGCGAAATGGCGGATGCCATTGTCGAAAACTCCGACAGGGCGGCAACCGCTCTCGGCATGTCGAAACAACAATACCTCGATTATGCTGCGTCGCTTGGCGCGGCTTTTACAGCGGGGGGGATGGGGATAAAAGATTCTACGGAACTGGCTGAACAGGCAGTCAAACATTTTGCAGACCTGGCTTCCTTCCATAATGCTCAGGTAGAGGATGTTGCGCTTGCCTGGCAAAGCGCAATCCGTGGACAATACGAACCTATACAGCGTTATTTTCCGTTCATTACCGATTCGTACTTGAAAACCTATGGGATCGCAAATAACCTTGTCGATGCCAACACAAAAAACCTGACAGCCAACCAGCGCGCAATTATCTTGAACGCCATTGCGTTCAATGAAGAGCTGAATCCCGCAGTCAACGACTTTGCCGAAACCTCGAAAGGACTGGCGAATTCGACCCGCATTATGAAAGCCGAATTTCAAAATGCGCTTGTCACGCTTGGGACGAATCTCCTGCCGATTGCATTGAAGGTCGTTCAGGGGTTGAACAGGATGTTGGAAGCCTTCAACGCCATGCCGCCGGGTGTTCAAAAAGCCATCATCGTTTTCGCGGGCTTCCTGGCATTGTTGGGACCCCTGCTTTCCTTCCTCGGCACCATCATCTCGTTCATCGGCGGGATCATGTCGCTGGCAACCACAGTGGGCGGCTTGGGCATTTCCTTTGCGGCTGTGGCTTCCGCGGTTGGCGCGGCGGGTTCGGTGCTGCTTGCGTTTGCAGGCGCGGCGCTTTCGGCGCTCGGCTCGATCCTCTTGTTGGCGGCGGGACCGGTCTTACTTTATCTCGCATTCAAAAACAACTTCATGGGCATCACCACCACAGCCAAGCAGTTGTGGTTCATCATCAAATTCGCTTTCAGCGAGGGCTGGAAGTGGCTGGTCAACTCGGTGAAGCAGGGCGGCGTCACGGTCTGGAACGGTTTCAAGAGCATGATCCAGCGCGTGGTGCAGTTGTTCCGCTCGATGAACTGGCGCGACCTGGGCAGGTACATGATCCTGGGCATCATCAACGGGCTGTTGGGGGGCATCCCGGCGCTGGTGCAGGCGGCGATCCGCGCGGCGAAGGCGGTTTTGAGTGCGATAAAGACCACGCTCAAGATCAAATCGCCCTCGGAAGAGTTCATGAAGATCGGCGCGTTCAGCGGGCAGGGCTTCCGCATGGGTCTCGAAAAGATGATGGACCCGGGCGCCATTGCCAAGAGCATGGCGAAGCCCAGCAATTCCTTCGTGACCTCCTCGCGCACCAATTACCAGATGAACTTCGGCAACGGTCTCACCGTCCGCGACGTGGACCGGCTGATGGAACAAAAACTTGGAAACTTCACGCGCCAGTTGACCAAAGCGGTAGGAGCGGCTTGATATGACATCTTCATTCGAGATCGACACAACCTATGGCGGTTTGACGGCGTTGGATGCGCTGGCAGTTCCATTGCCAGACCCGCAGCCGGTCTTCAACGAATACCGCAAGATGATCCGCCTGGGCGACGGCTCGCTCCTCGGCTCGGGTCCGCGGAGCGTGCTCTGGCAGTTTCCCCTGCTCGAACCGGATCAGATCGCGCAGTTGGAATCGTTCTTTTCGACCGACCCGATCTACATCACCACGCGCGGCAGGGACGACGCCTTTACGAGTTACGAGGTCATCATGACCGTCCCCGATCCGCGGCAGGACGGCGAGCATCTGTTCCAAGGCGTCCGTTCGGGATACACCGTCGAATTCATCGTGCTGGCATTGGCAGGTGATTGATGGCTAGAGCCGCCACCACCGAAGAGAAAGCGTTATTCCGCACGCCCGGCTCATGGTCGCGGCTGTGGCTGGCTGTCTATAAACCGAACACGGTCTACACGGCGCGGCTGGCGGCGGTGCCTTCGTCCACAGACCGCGTGGCGAGCATCACGTATAACACCGGCTCCGGCACGCTGGCGGATGTCAAAGCCGAGATGACGCTCTGGGTCGGCTCCACGGCGGGCGCGAGAGACCTGGGCGTGTGCCGCATCCGCAAAGCGCCGATCAGCGGGACGTTGTACATCGGCATGACCAGCGAAATAGACTGGCAGAGCAATTGTTATTTGACGGTCGTGGACTTGTTCCCCATCTCCGCCCGTGTGCCATTCATGGATAACGGCGCGCTCAAGATGGATTACGACCTGGCATACAGCAACCAGCACGCCACCTTCGACCCCGTGCCCGTGCTCGGTCCGCACGCGGTAGCCTGGCTCACCGGCGCGACCGTGGATGTCACGTTCGATTCGAGCAACTCATGGGTCTTCGGCTCGTCCATCTCGTCGCGGTCATGGTCCGCGCCTGGCGCATCCGCCACCAGCGGCATGACCACCAACACCCCCACCATCACCTATAACGCGGCGGGCTATTACCGCGTGTATTGCACGGTCACAGCCGCGAACGGAAAATCTTACACGGGCATCCGTCACGTCTTCATCTTCGATGCGGACAATCTTCCGCACCGGGTCGAGATCACCGACTCTCCCACGGTGGACGAATCCACGGGCGGCTGGTCGTATGGGGTGAAATTTCATGCTTCTACTGCTGATGAAATTGTGGAAGGCGCGCTGGCAATTCTCTTCGCCGAGAACTGGCATGGGTCCACAAAACAAAGCATCGGTCCCGTGACGAGCCGCGAAAACATCCTCTGCGTTGGTTACATTGCTGGCGAATCCATCGAATGGGACAGCGAAGCCTCGACTGTCGAGTTCACCGTCCACGGCGCACATGAAGCCCTCTCGCAGATCGAGATCAACCCGGTCGCGCTCAAATGCGCCACAGACACCCCCGCCGAATGGGGCGTCGTCTCAGCCCTCACCGCAGACCGCGCCGCCTTCCACCTGCTCCACTGGCGCACGAACGTCACCGCTTTGATGGATTTCTATCCCTCGAACGATGCGCGTTACTCGCCGGTCTTCGAAGCCAGCCAGGGCGATGTATGGAACCAGCTTGAGCAGATCGGCGCGAAGATCTACGCCCGCGGCGGCGTGGACCGTTTCGGGCGGCTGTTTTTCGAGGTCCACCCGAACCTGGTGCCCGAGGCGGACCGGGCATGGGCGATCGTGATGACGATCACCGAAAAAGATTACAGCGAGCGCGTCAGCGTCACGCGCAGCACGCGCCGCAAAATGTCCATGCTCGCATCGAGCGGCTGGGTCTCCGACGCCTACGGCAACACCAACATCGTCTATTCGCTGGCGATGGGGCACGTCCACGCGCGGCATGGCAGGGGGGAGGTGAAAGACCAGTTGCTCGCCGAAGACCAGACCCAATTCAACGAACTGACCGGGCTGGCAATGGGCAAAGAGAACGCCGAGTTCGAGTTCGCCCTCGCCTTCCCCTACCTCAACGGTCTGGTGGATGTCTTCCCGCGCCAGTTTTTGGATATCACCCTCGCGGCTGGGGATACCCCGCGCGGCGTGGGCTACGCCGGGAATTTGGTTCCCCGCTCGGTCACGCTTCAATACGACCCCGAGAGCTTGTCCATTACAACCGAGGTGGAATGCGACCCCGAGACCTTCCCCGAACTCGCCGTAAATGGCGACGTGCCCGCCGACACCGGCGTGACCGATTGGGACGATTCCACCATCCCCGATTTCGACATGCCAGACTTCGGCGACATCGGCGATTTCGGACTTCTGCCGCCATCGGTGGAGAACCCCAACCATCCCAAAGTGGTGGTCATTGCCTCGACCCAGGGAGTGTTTTATACGCAGGACTTCGACGCCGATAACCCGACCTGGAAAGCGATGAACAACGGATTCGCAGAGGATGATGCCATTGAGATCGCCAATTTAGTCGTATGCCCAAACGGTGCGTTATATTGTTTGACACGCAGTAGTACAGGCTGGGAAAAGGTATATCGAGCATCCGCATTGGGCGGAACATGGGTCGATGTTTTCGATGCGGCGGTTTACGGAGGGACAAATCCCCGCGTTACAGGACTTGGGGTATCGGATGAACACGATGAGTTGGTCGCAATCTGTGTCGGGAATGCGTTTGTCAATTTTGGGTCATTGGATACCCATAAAATCTATGTAAGCGACGGGGGCGGATTTGCACCGGGCGATTACGTCCGCACTAAATATCGAGACCGATACACTGCAATAGTTTATTCGAAAGGCTCTTGGTATGTTTTTGGCTCTCGCCCAATAGGTATCGGCGGTTCGTTGTCCGATTCAAGATTTTGGGTTTACAACGCGGGCGGCGGATTGGTAAGCGACCAAAACGGCGTCAATTGGGGAAGCGGGGCTGGGGCTGGCGCATCAAGCACCTATGCCGTAGGCGGCGCATTGGTGATTTGCTGGGGCAATGGGGTTGCAGGATACAACATTATCAATGACTTGCTGGGCACGTCGCAGACTCATGTCACAACAGAGATCAGCCCGTCTGGATTGCAGGCAATAGCAATGGCTCCCCCATTTGTTTATGGCATGGGCGCAAGCGGCGGATCAAGTCCGTACAAAACAACGGACAGCGGCGCATCCTGGCAAAGCGTGGGCGGGGTGATTCCAATCGGCTCCGACGTTTGGGCGCATTGCGGCGATAACAACCGTTTTATTTTCGGTGGCGGTACTACACTGCGCCTGACCGTCGATCAAGGTGCAACATACGTTGATAAGGCTGGCAACCTGGCATATATAGCCGCCTCGCAAGACATTTTCGCTATCAGGTTTATCGCATGACAAAGTATAAAAAATTTGCGCGCTCGCTCAAGTCTGTTTTGCTCCGCGACAAGTATGCAGAGATCCCCGCGTTTCTTGGTAATCTCTCCGGCACGGTCGCTGCCGATGTGACCGGCAGGGTCTATGTCACGCTCTTCAACGGCGAAGTGCTCGAAGTCTTTAATGGCAGGGTCCCCAACGTTCCGCGCCTGCCCGTGTTGATCGGCTATGGGGGAGGCGAGAAATTGCAGATCCTGCGCTCGCGGGATGTGTACACCTCGCCGCCCTTCCCAGATGTTCCGCCTCATGCCTTCCTGCATACGTTTCCAAATGCCGACACAGTGCCCGTGCATGAACAGCAAATCATGCCTTTGCTGGTCGAGCCTGCCTCCGGTCTCACAATACGGATTCATGGCGGATCATACGAGCTGGAGGATGGCTGGCATGTTTTCGTCACGCAGGAAGTGGACCTGACCGCGAATGTGCCTGCCAGCGGCGCGATCTACACCCTGCTTGAAGTGGACAGCACCGGGGCAATCTCTGCCACCGATGGCTCCGCGGTCGATACCCGCGCCATGCTCGAATACAGCGACATCCCCGCCGCAGACCCTGACAAATTCGCGCTTGCGGCGGTCAAACTGTACAACGGTCAATCGTCGTTTGTCTTTTTACCCACCGACACAGACATCATTGACTTGCGATTTGGACGGCGCACGTATCCCGCCGACCTTGCGAACATCGGCGCGATCCTCTCCAGCGTTTCAGCCGATACGCCGCTCGATGCGGATACGATCAATTTTTGGGATGCGGTCGATGCCGTCTTGAAAAAAATCACCTGGGCGAATGTCAAAGCCAAACTCAAAACCTATTTCGACACGCTCTATGCGGCTGTCTCACACGTTCACGACGCATCAGTCATCACCTACACCCCAGCCGTCAATGCCGATTGGGACGGCTCCGCAGACCCCGGCGACGTGGACAACGCGCTCGATCAACTCGCTGAACGGACTGCTGACCTTGAAGCGGGTGGCGGCGGCGGTCACACTATTCAGGACGAGGGCACGCCGCTCACACAGCGGACAAATCTGAATTTTGTTGGTGCGCGTGTTGCCGCAACGGATGATGCTGGAAATAATGCGACAGTCATTACCATCTCAAATGAAACTGCTCAGACCATCGGCGACCTGATCGAAGGATCGACCAATAAGGCGACCCCGGTCGATGCCGACCGTTTCGGATTTTGGGACAGCGTTGCCGACATCCTGAAATACGCGACCTGGGTAAATATCAAAGCCACGCTAAAAACGTATTTTGATACCCTCTACGCCACATTGACCGGCACAGACTTATATAACTTCGCTCTCAATGGCGGAGCCGATTTTTTCCAACGGGTAGACCCCGCCGCATCAACATCCCTGACCGATGGCGCATACAACGGCATGGATATGTGGTATTCGCTCATTCAGGGATCAGGAGCCACAGAAAAACGAGACAGCGGCATCGGAACGGCAGAATACTCTTTGCGCCTGACTGCGGGCGGAACGACAAACCGCTACGGCAAAGCACAGATCATACATTCCAAAAAATCCATCCCATTGCGCGGACAAACCATCACAGCCCAATTTCGCGTCAAGCCCACAAACAACGCGGGAAGCGGCACGCGGGATTACCGTATCGCCATCCTTGCGTGGACAGGCACAAAGAACACAGTCACGCGGGATGTCGTCAATGACTGGACTTCATCCAATTTCACCACCAGCAATTTTTTTGCATCCACGTCATTGTCACTTATCGGGACGGCGGCAGTCACCGCCACACATGGCGTGGAAAGCGTCCTGTCGATCAGCGGCTCCGTGCCCACCAACTGCAACAACCTGATATTTTTCTTTTGGGCGGAGGATGTCCCGACACATGCAAGCGACTATGCCCAATTCAGCGAAATTGGATTATATATCTCGTCCACTGTCCAGACATGGAAAGCGTTTGACGGCGAACTTGAACGATGTCAAAAGTTTTTTACAAAATCGTATGCGCCCGATATTCCACCAGGCAACACTTTATCAACAAATGCCGCAGGCATGTACAACGACTTCACAACGCAGACAGTCGGATGGGTGGGCTTCAAGGTCACTATGGAAGGCTCCCCCACAATGGTTTTTTACAGTCCCGTTACTGGATCATCAGGCTATATCAGATCAAATGGAGCAGACGCGGCAGTTACCGGAGGCGTTTGGGGGCATGGGGGTATCGGCGCGGTTTATGCCACACTGACAGCGGCAAAAACATCCCTATTCCACTACACCGCCGCATACGAACTATAGGAGCAGAATGTATAGCATTACATACAGTCCCGAAGGCATACCAACCGGAATCCGGCAAGAGATAGGTCAAAAAATTACTTTCATCCCTCTTGATGAAAGCAATGCAGATTTCCGGGAATTTGTGAAGTGGAATAATACCCAAAATGTACCACTGGACTGGCGAACTCCAATCGCTCCGATTGCAGAAGATATTGTTCTGCGATTTGACATGCCCGTCCAAGCCCCCGATTTTCTGGTCGCAACCCCGGCAATCAATCCAGACCCCGAAAAAGCATTCGATGAAGCCATTGCGGAGATGAAAAAGAAAGAAGGCAACTCAAAATCAATAGCACTAATGGTATTGTCCCTGACAAAATATCTTGAATCGAAAAAGGCGAAACTAAAATGAGTAAAACCCTACGCAATACCCTGATTGGCGCGGCACTCGCGGCAATTGTGTCGATTATGTTACTGTCACCAACGGCAGAACCCGCTCGGATTGCCCTTGCCTCCCCTGCACCGTTTACAACCATTCAGGCGGCGGTCAATGCGGCGCAGGCGGGGGATACGCTCGTCATAACGGCGGGAACATATACGGAGCAGGTGACAATCTCAAAACCACTGACCCTACAGGCGGGCGGGATAGTAAAGGTCAATGGCTTCATCATCAAAGCCGACGATGTGACGATTGAGGGATTCGACATCACCAGCCCGAAAACATCAACCGGCTTCGGGGTGAGGGCATATAACTCACGCTGTAAAATCCTTGATAATTACATACACGATACGTGGTGGGACGGGATTTTGCTTGAGGCAACATCAAGCAACTGCCTCATTAGTGGAAACAGGATTGAACGCCCTAGTCAAAGCGGGGCGGAAGTGCGCGGGACAAACCACATCATCCAAAACAACGAGGTATGGAATACATTACAAACCCCGCCCGATTCGACATTCACCCGCTCACAGGGCGCGGATGCGGATGGATTCCGCTTCTTTGGCAGTGGACACCAATTCATCGGTAACTATGTCCACGATATAAAAGCAGGGACAGCAACCAACCCCGACCCGCACACGGATTGTTTTCAGTCATGGAAGGATACTGACCCGAACAGAAAGCCCGCAAGTGACATTGGCTTTTATGATAATGTATGCTTTTTATCGTGGGATTTTGGCGGTAATACCGTAAACGCATCCTCGAAAATTTTCCAATTCGGCGGCGTCAGTAATGTAATTGCCAAAAACAACATTTCCCGGTCACGGATGGTTTCAATTATCCAGAGTAGTTCGACCAATGTTCAACTGACCAATAACACGTTCATCGGTGACGGGTCATTATCGTGGGGCGTTGAGATACTGAACTCCACCTATATCACAATTCGGGACAACATTTTTTACCACCAAGAAAACGGGTACGGTTATTTGCCAAAACGCGGAAGCACAGGGTTGAACGCCGGACACAACTGCGTATTTACAACCACTCGCACCCCGCCCGGCTCACCCATGCCCGGTGATGTTTGGGGGCTTGACCCGCTTTTCGTAAGCTATCTTAGCAATGACTTTCATCTGCAACCAAGTTCCCCGTGTTTGGGTATTGGGGTGATTTACGACCAATCGCCTATTCTAACAAGCACATATACCCCCACAGGGTCAACGACACCCATTCCCACAAGCGCCACACCGACCAAAACACAAATCCCCATAATGAGTGTGACGCCTACCATTACAGTGACCAAAACCATAACACCATCACAAACCGCAACTAGAACGCCATCCGCCGTCCCTACGGTTTGTGAGACGGCGGTAAGCACTCACTATTGGTTCATGGGATGCAAATAACTAAAAACCGCCCAAAAGGCGGTTTTTAGTTGTGGGATGGATGTTTCGTTGTTGCATGAAACTCCACCTTGAGAATGTGCCTATATGAAGGCGGTCCCGACGGGGATTGGAATATAGACACATCATCCACCACGGCGGGACCGTGGGCTTTTGGGAGCGGTACCGGGGGGTAGTAGTAATAAATTACACCAAAAAGCATTTTGTCTTCGCGGCGGACTTCTACGTGGTCTACGACCAGGCGCAGGAGCAGACGCTGTGTGTCGAGGTCTGCGGCAGCGAAGGCTCTGGCAAAGTTGACGGCGATGTAGGCGAGGATGTCTGGCGGGATTTCTGGGATGGGTTCGATGGCGGCGGCATCGAGTTCTAAGTAGCATCATTTTACCTGTGATTTTCATTTGTCACGCGCACTTGACAAATTATCAATACGGTAGTATTCTACGTGTCACTTGTAAATTACAAACAAATTGTAAGTAACAAAGGTGACGAATGGAAGAACAACTGTTCCAAAAAACTGTAAAAGAATATCGAAACCAAAGCGGGCTATCCGTGCGGAGATTCGCCGAAGCCCTCACCGAAAAACTGGTCAACACCAACCTTTCGGGTAACACGATCAACCAGTGGGAAAACGATCCCAACCGCGCACCAGATCTTTATTTTTTCTTCAATTGTTTCACCACCTATACCGACTGGCGCATGTACTTTGCCGTGGATGCGCTCAAAGCCTTGATGCCGCATGTCTTCGACAGCGGCATGGTCACGTTCCATCTGCCAAAGCATAACGAAACTATACAGCCGTAAGTCGAATTTGTCAGAAAGTCACGGTCAAAAATGGCGAAATTTTGGCTCTTTCTTATTCTTTTCTGCTCAGTTCTGCTCATCATCTTGGTGCTTGTATGGAAATAATCATCATCATTCTTCTCATTCTCGTGATCGCTCTCTCGGCTGTGATGCTGTATCGCGAATTTCAGCGGGTGAGTGAGCGCATGGGAAAACTCGAAGAACGTGTCCACCGTGCTGCTCTCAACCGTGAAAAAGAAGAACGCCAGCTTGGGATTAGCTTCATCGAAAATGCCGAAGCCTGGCTCGATCAAGTAATGGCGGAAGGCACAAAACGCGATGAACAAAAATAGCCTATGCAAACCGACTTCCGCATTGAATGGGTCCCGCTTCCCGCAGAACGCGCAGGCGAGTGGCGGCACGCCATCGAATTGATCGCCCAAATCATCAAGGAGTATGCCATGACCCTATCCACCGACAATCTCTATCGCTTCGCATGGACGGACCCGGAAAAAGAAGGTGCCCAATATGGAGCCTGGCTGTTCAACAGTCCCGCCGAGGCAAAGGAACCCCTCAAGGTCATGCAGATGTTATTCCGCAGCTTCACGATCTGGCTCGAAGACCGCAATGGGAAACGTGTGGTGGTCGAATGATCATCCTCGTAACAGCCCTCCTCATTGGCAAAGACGCCCCGAAAGATTCCTTCTACCTTGCCGTCCTCGAATTTTTTCTCGAAATCGAAATTGTCGTTTTCCTGTTCAACGCCTTGCCATAGGCGCATAAACAAAGCCCGGCGAAATTATTTAAATTGATTGGGGGTAGGGCGCAACTCCCGAATGGCATCCCTGCGATTGTTGCGGATCGCAGGGCGCGGACTGGACGGCGCAAGATAGAAGGTTCGAACCCTTTACAGTCCCATAGGCAGAGCTGGTTACTCTGCCGAAGAGAGCAAGCACGTTCGTTCTCTCCTCCTTTGAAAGGCTTGCATCTGGCAACGGGTGCAAGCCTCACAAAGGAAAAGACCCTAAAAATCGATCAGCGACCAGTCACACCAAAGGAGAAACCCATAACAATGCAAACCCAAACTAATTTCCGGTTTTCAATTCTTCTCACCACCTGGCAGGACCAATTCAAAGCCTACCTTGAAGCCGACCATCGCAAGGTCACGCGCCGCCAATTGGATGACAAGTCCATTCGGCTTGCGGTCCAACACATGCGCCGCTTCAGTCTCTGGTATCAAGCGCAGTTCCAGCAAGCCTTCGAGCCTGTCATGCTCACCAACTATGACCTGCATCTCTATCGCAAGGTCTCGCTCGAAAATGAAAAGGTCAAAGCCGCCACATGGAACTCCCGCTTTTGGGCGCTCGGAATTTTCTGTATCTGGATCGGGCGACCTGAATTGATGGATGGCATCGAGCAGAAGTCCGCCGGTCGCGCCTCGACTAAGCACCGTTCGCTCGCCTCAGACGAATATCATCGCCTGATTCACACCATCGAGCTTGATCCACGCCGCGCATTGAGCGTTTTCGAAGCCTACAACGCATCGCGTAATTGGGCGGTCGTATCGCTCATGCTCTTCGCCGGTCTGCGCGTTGAAGAAGTTTTTCTCCTGCAAGTGGAAGATATCACCATCGGCGAACGCAGTGGCAATGTGTTCGTCCGCAATGGCAAGGGGAGTAAAGAACGCAACGTACCGCTCAACCTCATGGCGCGACGCGCCTTCTCTCAATATCTCGCGGGTCGCCCCGCATCGGGTCCGCTCTTCGATGTGTCCATTCGCACCATGCAGCGCATCGTCAGTGATTTGGGTCAGCGCATCGACGTGCCCGATATGACCTGTCACTGGTTGCGCTATCACTTCGCCAAGATGCTGGAGAAGGCAGGCAAGCCCATTGAAATGATCCGCGACCTGTTGGGACATTCCTCCATCGAAATCACGCGCCGCTACCTGCGCTCCTCGATGGAAGATCTCCAGTCCGCTGTGGAAGAGGTGATGTGATGAAAATCGTAGATCGCAATTCCAAAGAAGAAATACAAGGCGATATCGACCATCTGAACAAAATGCGCGAACAAGTGGAGGCTCATCTCAACCGCCCCGATGTCACCCGCATTGAATATCTCCAGCAGATGATTGGGGATTGGTTGGACGAATTGCAGAAACCAGATACCCGTTTTACCACCAGCAATGATGGATTCTTTGGTGGTTTGCTTACGGCATGTATCTGCATCCATCTCTTCGACGAAGCCATCATCATCGAAGAGATCATGGGCACCCTGGGCGATACGCTGTTTTGAAAAGGATGCAATGATATTAGCCGTCAACATTTCCCCGTTTACGCCGTGTCTGCTCGCCGTGCGTTTACTGATAAAGCAGTAGAAGAAAGAAACCCAATGTTCACCAAATTCATGGGCGTAGCGGGCTGTGGGCTTGGGCGTTGCCAGAAAAGCGCGGCTGTGTCACTAAATAAGCATTATGCGACACAAAGGCACGATCCGCGGGTGATTTTGGCGGTTAGATACGGCGATAAGGGCATGTTTTTTTGTCGCATAAGGTGAGCGGGTAGGGGGGTGGGGGTCTTCGGGGATTTCGGTTTGGTTGTGCGGATAGGCTTGCGGCGGGCAGGCTCGAACGGTGAGAAAAATTCTGGAAAAACGCTGGAGAAACGGTTGATGGATAACTTCAAAGATTTCATCGAGAATGTGAGAGATGCAAACCCAATCGAGGATGTGATTCAGAGCGCGGAGTTCGGCGGCGTGAAGTTGACACACGGGGCGCATACGTTGAAGGGCGTGGAGCATGACAGCCTGCATGTGAGCGTGGATTGGCAGAACTATTACTGGTATTCGATGGAGAGCCAGACCAAGTTCTGGCAGGGCGATGTGTATTCGTGGGTGCAGATGCAAAAGGGCTGTGACTTCATGGAGGCGTTGCGTATCCTGGCGGAGCGGGCACGGCTGGATATGCCGAAGTTCAGCGAAGAGGATAAGACCCACCTGGCGGCTGTGCGCATGACGCAGGATGCCTATGATATCGCGGCGGGAATATTTGCGGATTGGTTGTGGAAGGATGAACAGGCGTTGACTTATGCGCGCTCACGCGGATGGACGGATGAGACGATCCGGACGGCGCGGCTTGGGTTTACGGGGCGGGGAACACCGGCTGAATATGAACAGATGAAGAACGCGCTTGTTGCTGCTATCGATATTCATTCACCGGCGGCGGTTGCCTTGCTTGGGCTACACGGCGGGGTGAAAGCGTGGGGAGAGGCGCGAGGGCTTGAGCTAAAAAGCAACTGGATCGAGGATAACCGCATCCCTTCGATGCTGGGGTGGGGAAAAATCTTTGGGTTGATCTATCCATTTTACGAGCGCGGAAGATGCGTTTATTTTACGCGGCGGCATTTGTCCCTGAATGAACAGGGGGAGATGGTTGGGCATGACAGCCCGAAGAGCTATAACCTGCCGAAGGAATTGGTGGGCGAGCGGCATTTGTATCGGAATGCGGTGTGGTCACGCGGGACCGAGCGGGGAATCTTTGTTGAGGGTCCGGCTTGCGCGGTGACGTTTCTTCAGTGGGAATTGCAAAGGCGGGCACTGGTGAAACAATACCGCGATGATGGGAAAGAATTGCCAGCCTGGTTGGACACCATGCCGGATATGTCTGCGACGGCGATCAACGGCAAGGAATGGCACAGCCTGGCGGATGTAATTGCGAGGGATACGACCGGCGAGAATGCGCATGATGCGAGTTTCATTGGGCAGGATAACGATGCAGCGGGTAAGAAATCCATCAAGGGGGAGAAGGGCGCGGAGTTTGCGATCACCGAGAAGATCGGGGCGATGACGCGCCTGTTGGAGTTCCCTGAGAAGGACGCGAACGACTGGTTGAAGTGGATGGTGAAGAGCGGGGTTTCGGTAGAGGATCAGCTTGAATTGGTGAACCAGCAATTGGGTAATGCAAAGCCGATTGCTGTTCATGCGGCGCGCTGGATGGGGAGTTTGCGAAGCGAAGACCAGGTGAAGAAGGCTTCGGAGCGGGTGGCGCGGATATTGAACTCGCTGCCTGCCACGACTGTGCAATTTTATAACAAGGATTTATTGAAGGCGCTGGCTCCACTGACGAGCGATGACGGGCAAAAACTGTATGCGACGAAACGCGATATTGATGCGTGGCTTGGCAAGGTGAAGAAGGAAGACAAGGGGAGCGGCAAGGATGACGATAATGTTGCCTGGAGTTTTGGCGGCAAGGTGGGGAAGTGGCTGCTGTTGTACTGCTACAACGAAGAAACCAAGAAAGCGCATTGGGCTTACCGCGACCCAGACGGAAAGGTGGATGAGGCGGAGGAGGTGTTGATCGACGGGGTGAAACACCGACCGAATAACCCGCTGCATAACAAGATGATCTCGAAAGGGGCGGTGCTGTTCCCGTCAGGATTGGCGCGGAATTCGGATGGGAGCATCGAGCGGCTTTCGACGAAGCAATTGGTGGTAAAGACTGCGACCGAGTTTCGGAAGGATTACCTGTTTGCGGATGGCAAATGGGCGATGTTGTGCGCCTATTGGGTGGGCGGGACGTGGGTGTTCGATAATTTCCACGAGCTGGTCTATTTGCGCATGGTGGGGGATGCGGGGGCTGGGAAATCGGCGCTGTTGAACCTGCTGATGCACACCTCGTATATGGCGATCAAAATGTCTGGCGCGGACAGCGATGCGACGTTCTTCCGCATTACGGATGAATATAACGGTTCGATGTTCTTCGAGGAGGCAGATTTCGACGAGAAGACTGGACCCGAGAACCCGAAGGTGAAGTACATCAACCTGGGGGCGTTCGACGGCAACTATATCTACCGGTTGGAGGAAGTGATCAAGCCGGATGGGACGAAGGGCTGGGCGAGCGCTCCTCATGCGACATTCTGCCCGAAGGCGTTTGCGATGCGCGGGGATTTCATGGATAACGCGGTGGCGCAGAGGTCGATCACCATTGAGTTGACGGCGGCTGAGACTTCGACGATGAAGGAGAGCGGCATCCCATGGAGGATGACGGAGGATATGAAACGCAGGCTTTTGCGGCTGCGGAATTTGTGGGCGACCTGGCGGATGTATGAGTTTTCGTTCGAGGAGAGGGAGCTGGGGTGGGACCTGATCGATATTGAGATCCCGATGCGGTTGAACCAGGTGTCTGCGCCGTTGAAGTCTTTGGCGCGGAATGTGGACGGCACGGTGGACATGGAATTCCTGAACCAGATGGAAGTGCTGCTGAGGGAGCATTATCAGGATTTGATTGGGGATGCGGCGATTTCGTTGCAGGCGCGTGTGGCTGAGGCGATGTGGAAGATATACACATACTCGGACCTTCAGGAGCGGATCGACATTGCGGATGACGGGTCGTTGTTGATCAAGGTGGGGGAGATCACGGCGATTGCGAACAACATCATGAACGAGATGAACGACGAGGGAAGCGACCTGCGCGAGGAGAAACCGCAATTCAAGACGATCAAGAAGGATGACGGGACCGAAGAGCAGGTGGAGGTGACGAAATTCAAGAAGAATACGGAGATCGGGGCGCAGAAGATCGGCAGGATCCTGCGGAAGGATTTCCAGCTTGAGTTCCCGCCGAGGAGCGGGAAGGGGTATCGGGTGATCTGGAATGAGGCGAAGATGCTTGCAATTGGGAAAAAGTACGGGTGTTTGCCCCAGGCTGAGGTGCTGGAAGAGGCGCGGCAGAGGATGGAGGGGCGGCTGGCTGGGAAGAGAAAGGCTGAGGCTCCGAAAAATCCCGATCCGGTGCAATCGACCCTGGTAGACGGCGATTTTAGCGATTTTTATGTGGATAAGGACGGGGTAGCGTGGAAAAAGGAGTGAACAGATGAACAGTTATAGCCCACTGGCGACAAAAACAATTTTGTTTTGTCGCGGGACGGAAAAAGTGTTCATATGTTCACTTTGGAGGTTTTTTAGCGATTTTTGGGCGTTTTTTGGTTATTTCGACGTAAAAAGTACGGTTTTGTTCTACGGTTTTAGAGTGAAGAAGTGAATATATATGAATGAGTATGTAGTAGTATTTGCGATTTTGCCTTGTTCCGAGTGAACAAGTGAACAGTCGATTTATGAGATGTTCACTTGTACCGCTAAAGTGTTCATTGTCTGACAAATTTTCCGGTTACTTTGCCCCCTACTACCGGTAGGGCGC